AAAAATATAAAGTTAAATAATATGAAGATATCATAGAAATTGTTATCAGAAATAATAGAGAACCTACAACTAGGAAAAACCCTTACTAGTATCTGCGAACGAAAAGATATGCCAAATTTGGCAACGATCTATAAATGGACTAATGCAGACAAAGATTTATTTAATAGAATAATGGATGCAAGGAAAACAGGTGCAATGACTGTTATTGATCAATGCAGAGATCTATTGAATAAAGAAACTCCACCCCAAGAAGTTATGTTACTTCGTGAACGTGTTGGGTTTGGTAAGTGGTTGGCGAGTAAATTAGTTGGAGTCTATGGAGATAAACAAACTATTGAGAATGTTGGAGAACCAATGATCAAAATAGTATGGGATGATGGGTCTTTGCAAGACAAAGGCGAAGATCTCACACACGAGATATCAAGTTCGGATAATGACACCAAACATGACAAGGAACATGACAAAACCAAATTAAACTAATGATTATAAGGGATATACAACTGGGACTAGTACAGTAGCATTAGAAAAAGCTATGTTTTTAGCCATTCCAAGACCTCGATACCATCCAAACCAGGTTGCATCCTTTTTTATATATACATGGGAGATAAAGACACTGACAAGCGAACACATACAAGCACTCGTAACTTATGACGATAAAAACAAAACATTAAAAGTCGAGCTAACAAACTTTGTCGATAAGACAGAAGCAATGGACACCGCTAAGTATATCATAGCTGCACTTGGTATTGCCGAAGTACATCCATTAAAAGTTGAGGAAACAATACACTAATGAAAACAATTAAGATTGCCTACTCTCCCAGACCACAACAACGAGAGTTGCACGATGCCTTAAACAAATTCCGTTTTGCAGTGTGCGTTATGCACAGGCGAGGAGGTAAGACAGTGTTCTCCATTAATCATCTTATTAAACTTGCACTCACAAGCAAAAAAAAGAATTTTCGTGGTGCATTTTTTTCTCCAACAAGGGTGCAGTCAAAGTTAGTGGCATGGGATTATTTAAAAGAATTTTCCAGAGTAGTGCCAGGAATGAAGTTTAATGAAACAGAACTACGCGCTGATTTTCCAACTGGTGGTCGAGTAACACTGTACGGAGCAGAAAACCCAGATGCTGCAAGGGGTCAATATTTTGACTTTGTTGTCTGTGATGAATATGCACAAATGGATAGCAGAATGTTTGCCGAGGTTATCAGACCAGCAATTGCAGATAGATTAGGATCAGTGTGTTTTATTGGTACACCGCAAGGAATGAACAGTTTTTATGATTTGTTTGAAGAAGCCAAATCATTACCAGAATGGTTTACTTGTACGTTCAAAGCAAGTGAAACAGGATTAGTACCTAAAGAAGAATTAGAATCTGCGCGTAAATTGATGACCGAAGATCAATATATGCAAGAATTTGAATGTAGTTGGACTGCCAACTTACAAGGTGCAATCTACGGAAAAATAATTTCTAAAATGGAAGATGAAAAACGTATTAGTCATTTTCCATATGATCCTGGCTACCCAGTAGATATATATTTTGACTTAGGTATTAGTGATCAAACAGCAATTATATTTACACAGCAAATAGGTCGAGCATTGTTTGTTGTTGATTGTTATAATGATAGTAATAAAAGTCTGGACTTTTATGCCGATTATATTAAAAAAAAAGAATACAATATTCGGAATTATGTTTTTCCGCATGATATAGAACAACGAGAACTCTCCACAGGACATACAAGAAAAGAATTTGCCTACTCCATGGGGATGCGACCTATTAAGGTTTGTCCTAAATTACCCATAGAAGATGGGGTTCACGCGGGTCAAATATTATTAGCTAAAACATATATCAACAGAGATAACTGCAAACCTTTTTTAGATGCCATGAAGTGGTATCATAGAAAATGGTTAGACAAACAACGAGTTTTTTCTAAACCAGTACATGATCATTCCTCGCATTATGCCGATGCGTGGCGAACGTGTGCAGTTGCTATGAGAGAATTAGATCTTAATGAAAATAGAAATTTAGAAAAATTTGCAGAAGGCACGAATTATAACCCACTAGAGATAAGGAACTAAGACAATGGGATTTTTAAAACCAAAAATGCCACCACCTCCACCGCCAGCACCAACACCTCCGCCTTTGCCACCAGCAACAGCAGATGAGATGACGATGGAAGATAAGGTATTAATACAAGAAGAATTGTTAAAAAAGAAAAAAGGGTACACTGATACTATTTTAACAAGTACACAAGGCGATACAAGTGAAGCAAATGTTGCCAAAAAAACATTATTAGGTAATTAAATGGGTGCAACAACAAGTACAGCTAGTAAAGACAGACAAGAAAGAGAAGATAATAGTAATAAACAAGTTGCTAATGAAATCAAAAATGTTGTCAAAGAACAGTTAGGATTAAAAACTAATCAAACTGGTGGTAGTAATACACAAACAAAAAAATATGGTGCATATAATTTAAAAGGCAAAGACATTTATATGTATGGCAATGAAGCATCAAAGATGACTAATGATGAAATGGTTAAAAGAGGTTTGTTATCGTACAATAAAAATACTGGTGGGTATTCCAATGTTGTTAATGGTAAAATTATGTCTAATGCTAATGCAATTAAATATGGTGCGTCTAACAGTGCAATGGGTAGTGGCGATCCAACTGGAGCAATGACATCAATCCCATTATCAGAAAGAATGTTGCAAACACAAAATAAACAAAAAGGATTAATTGTCGGTGCATTATCTTTAGGAATGCCAGGTATAGGTGGAACAGCAATGCGAGCTAGTGCAGCAACAGCATTAACAAATGCAGCACAACCAGAAGCAGCATATGGTGATTATATGCAAGGCTTTAATGCAAAACAAGAAGGTAAAAAATTTACTTCACAAAGAAATGTACAAGGTATTATGAACCTTGGTCTGACTAAAGGCAAAAAATCATTAAAAGAAAAATTAGGATTATAATATGAAAAATGCACAAATGATTGCTAATCAGTTTGATAAACTGAAAACACAAAGACAAAACTGGGAGAGTCATTGGCAAGAAATAGCTGATTATGTTTTACCTCGTAGAGCTGATGTTAATAAATCAAGATCACAAGGCGATAAACGTACAGAATTTATTTATGATGGTACTGCACTTCATGCGGCAGAATTATTATCTTCTTCTTTGCATGGAATGTTAACCAATGCTGCTACTCCTTGGTTTAGTATGCGATATAAAAACGAAGCTTTGGCACAAGATGAAGAAAGTAGAGAATGGTTAGAAGCGTGTACACAATCCATGTACATTGCCTTAGACAGATCTAATTTTCAACAAGAAATACATGAGTTGTATACCGACCTAGTTACCTTTGGCACTTCGTGTATGATGATTGAAGAAGATGATCAAAAGTTTTTACGATTTTCAACAAGACACATTAAAGAAATATATGTTGCCGAAAATGATAAAGGGGTAGTTGATACAGTACACAGAGAATTTAAAATAACAGCAAGAGCTGCTTATCAACGATTTGGCGATAACTTAACAAAAAGATTAATAGAAATTGCAAAAGAAAATCCGTATGACGAAATAACACTACATCATTGTGTAAAACCTAATGATAAACAAAACCCATACAAGATGGATAATATGTCCATGCCTTTTGTATCAATTTATTATGACCACGAAGATAAAAAAATAATTTCAACATCTGGATTTAATGAGTTTCCTTTTGTTGTTCCTCGTTGGTTAAAATCATCTTCCGAGATATATGGTAGATCGCCATCCATGACAGCACTCGCTGATGTGAAGATGATAAATAAAATGTCTGAAACAACCATTAAGGCAGCACAAAAGATGGTTGATCCACCTTTATTAGTACCTGACGATAGTTTTGTTTTACCAGTAAGAACACAACCTGGAGGATTAAATTATTATAGATCTGGTACAAGAGATAGAATTGAACCTTTAAACATTGGTGCAAATACACCAGTTGGATTAAATTTAGAAGATCAAAGACGCCAAGCTATTCGACAAGCATATTTTGTAGACCAGTTGTTAATGTCACAAGATGTACGAATGACTGCAACCGAAGTTATGCAACGTAACGAAGAAAAAATGCGATTACTTGCACCAGTATTAGGTAGACTTCAAGCAGAAATGTTACAACCTCTTATTACAAGATCTTTTAATATTATGTTAAGAAAAGGTTTATTACCAACACCGCCAGTCAGTTTGCAAGGTAGCACAATAGATATAGAATATGTTTCTCCTTTAGCTAGATCGCAACGTACTGGCGATGTACAAGCAATACTACGTTCTTTAGAAATTATCACACCACTAGCACAAATGTTGCCAGTGATGGATTACTTGGATGCAGATAAACTTGTTAAACATATTACGGATGTACTCGGTGTACCAAGAAAAGTATTACGATCAGATCAAGAGGTTGCGGAAATAAGAGAGCAGCAAGCCGAAGCACAAGCACAACAAGCGGAACTCGATAGAGCATCGCAAATGGCAGAAGCGGGAGGTAAGGCAGCTCCATTATTGAAGGAATTGAATGCCAGCTAAAACACAAGAAGATATTATTAAAGAATTACGACAAGCTTATCAAATTACTTTTAGTACAAAAGAAGGTGCGGCAGTTTTACAAGATTTAGAAAATAGAACTGGAATACATACATCTACTTTTGATGTTGATCCGTATAAATCGGCAAACTTAGAAGGAATGCGAGCAGTAACATTGTGGATTAAAACAATGTTAAAACCACAACCAACGGAGAAAAAATAAATGGAAGAACAGACAACTGCACCAGAAGTGCAATCTGAACCGACTGCAACAGTTAACAACGAACAACCACAAGCTCAACCATCGTTTATCGACTCATTACCAGAAGATATACGATCAGAGTCATCTTTACAAAATTTTACAGATGCTGGACAATTAGCAAAAAGTTATATTCATGCACAACGAATGGTGGGTGCAGATAAAATGCCAGTGCCAACAAAAAATTTTACCGATGATGATTGGAAAGAAACATTTACAAAATTAGGTGTACCATCTTCGCCAGACAAATATAATGTTCAATATAATCTACAAGAAGGTGCAAACGATCAACCTGTAAAAGATTTTATTTCCCACGCACATACACTTGGATTGTTACCACAACAATTACAAGGTGTATTAGATTATTATGGAAATTTAGAACAAACATCATTAGATAATGCACAAAAAGATCAAGAATTAAATCGTGTTAATAATGAAACTGCGCTACGCAAAGAGTTTGGTTTAGCGTATGATAAAAAATTAAATCAAGCAAATGATGTATTTAAAAATTTTTTTGCCGAAGAATTGGCAGAAGTAAAGTTACAAGATGGAACTTCTATTGGTAATCATCCAGGTTTTATTAAAGCATTGGCAACAATGTCAGAAAAATTTAGTGAAGATACTATTAGTGCTGGTCAAGAAAGTGCGGGTGGATTACTTACTCCACAAGAAGCACAAAAAGAAGTTTCTAAAATCATGGGAGATATTAATCATCCGTATTGGATTAAAGAACATCCAAACCACGATGCAGCAGTAAAAGAAGTTGCTGATCTCAACAACATGATACATCCTGTTTCAACTGGGTAGTGCGTAAGCATCCAGTTTGACAATCTGAATAGAAGATCAACTAACAGTTGTAAAATGCAGATGAACCTACTTTGTAGATAACTCTCGAACATTTTAACCATTAATTTGAAAAGGAGGACATTATGTCTAATCAAATTACAACAGCTTTTGTACAGCAGTATGGTTCTAATGTACAAATGCTTTCACAACAAATGGGTAGCCGTTTGCGTGAAGCTGTTGATGTGGAAACAATCACTGGAAAAAATGCGTATTTTGAACAAGTCGGTTCTGTCGCTGCTCAAATACGAACTTCCAGACATTCTTCGACTCCGCAAATTGATACACCTCACTCTAGGAGAAGGGTATCACTTGCTGATTACGAGTGGGCAGATCTTATTGATGATGCTGACAAAGTAAGAATGTTGATTGATCCTACATCAAGCTACGCTAAAGCAGCAGCAGCTGCAATGGGTAGAGCGATGGATGATGTAATCATCACAGCTTTAGGCGGTACAGCCTATTCTGGAGAAACAGGAGCGACATCTGTTGCACTTCCTAGTTCTCAAAAGTTTTCAACATCAAACCAATCTGATGGTTTGACAATTGCTAAACTTCTTGATGCTAAGAAGAAAATGGATTTAGCTGACGTAGATCCAAGCTTACCACGATATGTGGTTTGCGGAGCAACTCAAATAAGTGATTTGCTTAACACAACTGAGGTTAAGAATTCAGACTTCAATACAGTTAAAGCTCTAGCGCAAGGTCAAGTTGACTCTTTCCTAGGGTTTAAATTTATTATGTCTAACAGACTTAACTTTGATGCAAGTAATACTGACGATAGACTCGTTTTTGCATTTACTAAAGATGCTATTAAATTAGCAATTGGTAAAGATGTTACTGCAAGAATAGATGAGAGAGCTGATAAATCTTACAGCACTCAAGTTTACTATTGCATGAGCATTGGTGCAACAAGACTCGAGGAAGAAAAAGTCGTTCAGATTCCTTGTAACGAGTAGGAGGGATAAGATATGGCTAGTGTAAAATCAGTTGCAATAACTAATCTTGATGCTGTACCAGCGGTTAATGCCGATGGGGGTAACAACTCTCCTATGATGGTATGGCACGATACTTACGAAGCATCTTCTTTAGCAAGTGGTTCTGACATCACAATTGCAAGAATACCAGCGGGAGCAACTATACATGATGTAGTTATCAAAGCTGATGCTCTTGGTGGATCATCAACTCTAAAAGTTGGAGATTCAGGCGATGATGATAGATACCTTGCTGCAGTTGGAACTTGGAATGCCGCTGGGCAGGTCCAGTCTATGCTTGGTGGTTCAACAGCTGCTAACACAGCAGTTGCTGGACTTGGGTATAAAGTGTCAAGTCAAACTGACATTATAATTACTACTGGTGGTGCATCTATCACTGGTACTATTTATGCGTGGGTTTACTGGACTCAATAAATACTTTGGGGGGATTTTTGAATCCCCCTTTTTTTTTACAGGAGAAACAATGACTAAAAATAGTTTGTACGGAAATATTAATAAAAGAAAAAAAGCGGGTACTTCAAGACCTAAATCTAAATCAACAATAAGCTCAAAAGCATATGCAAATATGAAAGCGGGTTTTCCAAAAAAGAAAAAGTAAATGGCATCTAAAGTAGAAATATGTAATTCGGCATTAAATATGTTGGGTGCAAACAACATTACTGACATTACAGAGGACAGTAAAAACGCTAGGTTATTAAACCAACGATATGAACCAGTGCGTGATGCAATCTTTCGTAGTCATGCGTGGAACTGTTTGATTAAGCGTGTTCAATTAGCAGCGGAAACAGATACACCAACACATGAATATACTTATCAATATACTTTACCTTCCGATTGTTTGCGTGTTTTAAAACTTGGTGGTCATCACGATGGATCGTCAT